TGGTAATCACCCATACCCTCTTCGTCAATCATAACCAGTTCGCCTATCTTACAGTTAGGGCACATATACCCTCCTTATGCTTGTGTTACCAGTCCAAGATTTTGCAGTTCGGTAATAACCTGGTCAACTGTCTTACCTGCTCCAGTAGGTAGAACTATTGCACCAAAAGCACTGGCGGCTCCAGTTAGTTTAATGTATGTATGGGTAATGTTTGCCCAAGTAGCAACTGCTATATCAAGATTCCCAGTGATAGCCAATCTACCCAGAGTACCATTCTTCGCTGCATTGCGTGATTGATATGTAAGTCCCCCCGAACTATCTTCCCCATTCAATATAAGAGCACTTCCCGAATCAACAGTAAGACCACCACAGAGATTTATCTCATCATTATCAACGGCTCTAAATATTGACCTATTGTTCATTGAGATAGAAAACACATTTGACAGAGTTTGCCCATTAGCATCCACAGCACCGCCAAAAGTAAATGCTGGTAAAGTCAATCCAGTAGTAGCTATCGTGCCGTTTATAGTGGGGGAGGTTAGGGTCTTATTCGCCATAGTCTGTGCTTTTGTCTTGAAGGTAAACTCATCTACAACCGATGCAAAATCAGGTATGGTTAAGGTAGTAGCACCAACTGTCTGTGAGGTCAATGCAATATTTACAATCGCTCCCTGCGTCATAATAAGTGGAGTAGCAGCAGAAGTGGCTAGTGAGGTTGCTGAAGCTACACCGAGTATAGGAGTAACCAGAGTTGGGCTGGTTGAGAGAACCACCGCTACCGTTCCAGTAGAGGCTGTAACACCCGTTCCACCCTTATTCACGGCTATAGTGGTTCCACTCCATACTCCAGTGGTAATTGTTCCCGTGTTGGGGGTTACTACTAAACCATTGAAACCAGTCTTAGCTGTCAGAGCCTCTGCCCCAGCTAATGTAGCCAATGTACCAGTAGTGGGTAGCGTGATACCAGTAGTCGCTGTAGCCGTTAAAGTCACAGCATAGGCCCCTGCGGTTATAAGTGACGAACCTTCTACAAGAGTCAGGGTAGCTCCAGTAGCAGGTTGAGTTAATGTAATTTTGTTTATACTAGTCGCTGTAGCTGCACCCAATATAGGTGCAACAAAGGTCAATCCAGATAAGGTAGCACTCCAAGCAGGGTCATCAGCCCCCATGACAAGGACAGTATTGGCAGTGCCCTTTGCAAGTCGGGTGGATATAGTGGCGTTCCTATACATAATATCCCCTCTTGTGGTAAGGGGAGAAATATCAGCAAGAATTGTCGCTGGAGTTTTCCACTCAGGGATAGTAGCTCCCATCGCTAAAATAGTATTATCAGCACCTTTCGCTAATCTTGATAACTGTGTGGCGGAACTAGCATACATGATGTCGCCAGTAGCCTGTGAGTTAAAGATATGGCGGCCTACCTCATCATCTTCTATTTGAGTTAATACTAAACCTGCTGATTTATGCTTAAATTCATTAGCCATGAGTACCTCCGGCCTAGTCTACTTGAGGCCACCTGATATTTGATTTGGGTTGGACAAGGCTCTCTAAACCTTTAATTGTTTTGTCTAGTTTCTTCTCCCCCCATGTAACATACTCACTGAATGTTCTTGCTCCACCCTTCGGGATAGTGTTCGTTACTGCCAGGCTGTAATCAATAGCCAGTCTTGCAGCCACAAGGTCAACCAGCAATCTCTCCATAGTAGGGTCTAAGCTGGTTGTCCCTGACCCACCGAGAATATGAGGCTGGTACATATAAAGCCTTGCAGCGTCAGTGCCATCAGGTTCAAAGGTTATGTCAAATGTAAGAGTATTCTGGTGTACCTCGAAGTTACGGAACTTCTTGGGTTCTTCATCGACCTGGAACTCCACTGCCTCAAAACTTTCCTCACGCCTGCCATAAAGCAGGTCGGCAAAGGCAGTACCGCTAATGTCAAGGTCGGGAGTTCCCGCACTTGGAGTAACAGTAGCCAATACCACTCTCGGACTGTAAGTTGCTATCTCTCTCAGCCCGTCTGTTACTGCATCTGTTATCAAAGCAGTACCCCATATAGCCGTACCCGTGTCTTGTAGCACCGTGCTTACCCTATTGACGATTGCTGTTGCAACATAAGCCATACTTCACCTCAACTTTGTTAAATCAAAGACCTCACCACCTGGGGCTGTAGTTATATTGCCATCTATCTTCCACCTCTGCCCTTGATACTTTCTTATAGCCTTTTGGTACGCCTCTTGCTCTGGAGTTAATGATGGTCTTCTTGCCCCTTCTCCACCTACCATAGAGAACCCATCCCTCGCTTTTTGAGGCGAAGAAAATTGGCGTTTCTTTATCCACCTTCCGTTTACTCTCTGGTATAGTGCTTTTCCTTTTAGTTTATAATCAGGCATAATTCACCTCGCCTATTTTCTCGGCTTCATTCCACCTTCAACTCCATAAAGCAACCGCATAGCTGCCAGTGCTTTTTCATGAGAGGAACACTGTTGCTTCTTTACCCACCTTCCACCTTTCTTATGATATACTGCACTACCCTTCACTTTGTACGGCATCTTCAAGCACCTCCTTCCAGAACCTCGCATAGGTAGCCTTCTTATCTCGCTTAGGCCACTCTCCACTTTCTAATTTCTTGGCTAACTCTTCAACCCACCATTGTATTAAAGGTCGATAAACATGGGAGTCACAATCAACCTTTATAATTATGAAGTCAATAATAGCCTTAAGTTGCTTCTTTTTTTTCTCTTCATACTGGCAATGCAACATGAACTCATCACGTAATTCTATTAAGGTTCGAGTGCCTTCAAATGTAGTGGTATTCTGCTCGTCAGGACTATTTAATTTGTCAGCCAAACGGCTAAATATAGCGTTGATTGGAAACAGGAAGGCATCAACAATGGCATGGTCTATTTGTTTCATCGGGTCGAAGGTTATCTGTACCTTTGTCATTAGAAATCCCTGAAGGCATCGAGTTCTTCGTATGTCAAGGCATCTGTCCGGCACAGTACCCTACCGTACCCATACTCAGAGTAGGTGAAATCTTTTTTATGCCCGTTCTTAGTTACTTCTTTGTCAAGTTCTGTCCCAGGGAAGGGGCAAGCATGAGCCCAACCATATTTCAGTGTTCGCCCTGCTTGCTTCGGTATTAACTGTGACAGTAACTCTCTAGTCTCACTAATAGTAGCAAGACTCTCTCCAGGCATACCGAGAATGAAACTGCACTGGGTATCTATCCCCGCTTCATGCGTTATACCAATAGCCCTCTTAATTTCTGCTATGGTGATACCCTTCTTCATCCGGTCAAGCATCATCTGGCTACCACTCTCAATACCGTAAAAGATATTCCACACCCCTGCTTTGTATGCAAGGTCCAGAAACTCTTTGGTTATCAGCTTCTCATTCACACGGCAAGCTAACTTGAACAGCATCTCTTTGCTCAGACCACGTTTTTTAATGTCTTGGAATATTAAGGAAGCCCACTCATGATTGAGGTTAAAGGTGTCATCTTGAAAGAATATCTCATTGACACCATAAATATGGTGTAGCATCTCAACCTCATCCACTACATATTGTGGCTTACGGTATCTTACCTTTTTACCCCAGAATACAGGGGTATTACAGAAGGTACAATGGAATGGGCATCCCCTTGAAGCCATGATAGCTAATGAAGGGATAGCACCCACAGGTCTTACTCCAGTGAACCTGTCAAGGTCAACAAGGCTATAATCAGGAATCGGTATCTCGTTAATATCTGTTATCCTGTCTTTACTACCAATGAACTCAAGCCAAGAGTTCTCACCCTCACCGATAACAACCTTATCGGCTTCCCCCTCCCACGCTATAGCATGGGGGCCACCCACAATAACCTTTGCCCCGTAATCCCTTGCCTCTTTAGCAACAGCCTCCGCATTCTTGACCTGAAAGGTGTTACACGTTATCCCTACAATGTCTGGCTTAAACTCTTTCAATCCCAGTTCATCAATAGTAAGGTGTACTATCTTGACATCAGCCCCTCTTCCCTGAGCTAGTGTACCTAGAATAAGCAAGGCTCGTGAAGGTGTCTCCAATAGTTCATCACCGAAGTTCACCTTTGGCTGAACCAGAAGTATTCTCATTTAATCTCTCCTTTTTGGCACAGAAGGTAAAGCTCACCACCAAAGTAATAAGAGTCTTTAACCTTGTCCCAGAGTATAGCGAGTGTCTTGAACTCATCCAGTGCAGTGGGATGTCCTGCCGTACAAAGAGGTAACAACGCTCTCATTACGTTTGGTAAATTGCCCTTCCTTTCAACTACCCTGAAGCCATAATATTCCACAGAGTCTATTAAGTTCTGTGGTGAATAGCCCCTCACATGGTCTTTCCCATCTGGAATCTGGTTAAATGCATTAGGGGTAGTTACTAGAAACCACCCGCCTAGTTTCAATACTCGCTTGGCTTCCCACAATAACTCTCGGTCATCCATGACATGCTCGATGACTTCACGGCACAAGACAGCATCAAATACCTCATCTTCAAAGGGCAAAGTGCAAGCATCACAAACTAAGTCTACCCCTTCACCACCAACGATGTTTGTCTTAAGAACCTCACTAGCCCCAAGCCCATCAAGTAGTTCATTCTCTGCCCACTGAGCAGCGCCGGCACTCGTACCTGTGGCAAGCACTCTAAGCCCTGCCCACTTATTGCCTATCATATCCCGAACAATCTTGTTTCTGTTGTAATTGTACCAGACGTCAGACTCATAACTGCCTCGAGCAGTATTTTCCCAACGCTCTATTGCAGCATCGTTCCACTGCCTGTAATACTCTTCGTAGGATACCGTATTACCAGACAATACAGCCATCGCCCGTACTCAAAGTGGAGTAATCTATCCCTTTGACTATCTTATGGCTTGGGTCAATCTTGAAGTAGTTGTTCAAAGGGGTAGAGAATAAGCAGACACCATGTTTTCCCACCCTCTTAGCTTCAGCAAGTACCTGCTTTGGGTTGTCCACATGCTCTAAGAGTTCACTGCACCAGACAAAGCCGAACTCATTATCAGAGAATGTCAACTTGTGGGCATCCATTCTCTTTACCCCGTTGCCGTTCTTTACGTCTATTCCTACATACTCGCCAAGTCTTTCAAGAAAGGGTCGGTAAGGTTGTGTAAGTCCACATCCAATATCAAGAACCTTGCGAGGTATGCAGGTCTGCGGTATAAATGGAAGCCTCCATGACACCACCCCCTCCATGTTTCTAGGTTCTTTTATTCTCTTCTCTATGTCAGCCAACACCGGCGGCCAGTATTCCGAGTATATCTTTTCCTCATCATATTCTAAGGCTTTATCCCGTGCCTTTATTTTCCTCTCAACCATTGACCCGTCTTTCTTGGATTGATACGCCTGCTCTAAACAGTCATGGATTTCCTCTGGATTGCTATTAAATTGCCAAGAGGTTTGAGTAGTCCATTCTGGCTGAAGGTCTTTAATTAGCCAACCGCCATCAACTAGCTCCGGTTGCGCCGTGCAGTTTGTAGTTATCACAGGGATACCACATGCTTGAGCTTCTACAATCGGAATACCGAAACCTTCGCCTTTACTCGGAAGAAGAAATACATCAAGAGCATTATACATCCTGAACATAGTTTCAGGGGGGATTCCGACAACTGTATCCGCCTTCTTTGGAACCTTAACAACATCAGTTATCCCCAGTTTATCACATAATCCCATCAGGTCAATCCCTCTTTCATCTTGTGGGTTGGTGTGCATATAGAAAACAATCTTGCCAGGATGATTTCTTTCAAACATCTGGATTGCTTGGAGAGAAGCTACCCAGTTCTTGCGTTGCACATGATTAGTCCCCACACAGCCTACAACAAACTTGTCTTCCCACTCATATAAACCCCTGCTATACTTCCTCCATTCAAGGTCAGGGTGGTATAACTGGGAATTAACAGAATGAGGTATATAGTACGTCTCTATGCCATTGTCCTTCGCTTGCTTTTGTCCGAACTTAGACATGGCTATCGGCTTAACTATACCGGGGCTTTTCTTCAGCACTGTTAAAACAGCAGGAGGTATAGGGTCATGGTCAACTGGAAACCAGGGACACCATTTTAACTCAGGGTCCATCTTATTGAGAACCCAGATGTCAACGAGTGTTATCAGTATGTCTGCATTCCAGTCCTCATAGAACATCGGGGAATACCCCACTCCCCAGTCTTGTGGAGGGTTCGGATATATTGGGATGTCTCCCCACTCTATCCTTGACCCCTGTAAACCAAAGAAGGCAAGAATGGCGACATTATGCCCCATATCATTTAGCCTTCTGGCAGCCGTAGCAGTTTGAGTCCCATATCCAGTTGCTACGAAGGGACTGTTACTACTCCATAAAATTCTCATCATTAGCTCCTTTGACCAAAGTATTTTCTCTCCTTATTTTGACATGTCAGGGGAGGGTGGAAAGGAGAAACCACCCTCCCCCTACTCTGGTCACCTGGGGTCGCCACTCCCCAAGCTACTATCTGGCGTCACACAACCTGGCGGCAAGGGACTTGTCAAGTACCTTAAAACCGCATAGGAAGTCAACGGAAATCCAGTTCTTTTTACTGGTCATCGTATAGTCATAGACTACACGACAGGCGAGTCCGTTGTGGTTGACAACCGCAGACTTAGCTCCACCAATCGGAGGTGCCAACGGTGCTGACACAAAGGCAAAGGCATTCTTGTGGAAGGCAAGGTTAGTCCTCGCATCTCCCTGGAAGGTAACGGTAGAGCCACTGGCGTACGTACTGTTCGCATCCATAGCAGGTGAGAAATTTGCCAGTCCAGTACCAGAGCCGAGTGTTGATGCCGTAGTGATAACGTGCCATGCGTCATAGCCTGTTATCTTGAAGACATCTCCTACACCCAACACCTCAGACGTACCTCCGAGGTCTACCCTCAGTACAGTACCCGCAAGAGTTCCAGCCGCCGTAAGAGTACCCTGAAGGACAGCAGTAGCGGTGTTGTCAATTGCTGTGGTAACGGTCAGGATGTTCTGGTCCATATAGGTATCGAATCCGAGAACACGCCCTAGCTCGGCTTCCCTCAGTGCCCTCGGTCCATCACCACGCTTGTCAGCGTTCAGGAATGAGTCAAGGGACATATAAGATGCACGGGTAACTGGTGCGAACACCAGCCGTCTGTCACCCTGTGGTACTTTCATCACATCCATGACAGCTTCAAGCCCTGCGATGTCGCTGACTACTGGAGTGGATGATACCGGGTAGTGAGCCGCTATTGCCGTACCTGCAAGCTGAATACATGTCGCATCAACTGCCTGGGCGATTGCTTTCGCTGCCGGGTTAATGAACTGCTCATTGAAACTTACCACATCAAGGGACAGTTCTTGTGAACTTACCTCAAAGGAAACATCCCAGTGCTGGTTCAGGATTATTGCCACGCTGCTTTCCGTAATGGTCGAAGCAGCAGCAGCAGAGGTAAAGGCAGTAGCGGTAAAGCTGGTTGGCTTCCTGGCTACAACCGTAGCACCTTTCTGTTTGTATTCCTTCTCATAAGCTCTATGACAAAGGTTTGCAAATACCATGTTGTTCTCAAGGGATATGAGCATTTCCCTTGCAACAATAACTGGACTAATAAGTGTAGTGGTCATTTAACCACCTCCTGATTCTATTTCTTCTTTGCGTCACGCTTGCGAGCATACTCGGCATATTGTTCTTCAGTCATGCTTTCGAGTTGCTCCATCGTGTACGTTCCTACACCACCAATACCATCTCCAGAATCAGGCTCGTTAGGAGTTTCAGGACTCGATGGGGCTTTGGCTTTCCCAAGCCTCTGCGCCATCTTCTCCATTTTCTCTCTACTTCCATCAGTTAGGTCAACGAGTTCCGAAGCCTCAACGCCCTTGTACTTGGAAGCTATCTCGGTAGCCAGTTTGGTAATCTTGAAGTCCGCTATTTCCTTGATTGCTTCCTCATGTTCAAGTTGACTGCGTTTCAGTTCCGCTTGCTTTCTCTTTAACTCGACTTCCGCTTCCCTAATAACCTTATTCCGTTCATACAGAGTAAGGGTGTCAGGGTTTCCCCTTGCAGCCTCGTACTCAGCTTCGTCCTTTGCTTTCTGAGCTTTGGATACTTCAGCTTCAGCGGCTTGTGCCCTGTCTTCAGCAGCCTGTATTGTTGATGCTGCTTTTGCAGTAGCTTTTTTGAGGTCGCTGATTTCCCTGTCGAGTTTAGAGTGCCTCTCATTGGCTAACTTTTCTGCCTGTTCCTTTGTTAGCATCTCGGTTGATGTTGAAGGAGCCTCTGGTGTCTCGACAGAAGATACGTCCCCACTGGGAACGCCTTCCTGTAGACCCTTTGTCTCGTCCATGATTGTTAAACCTCCAATATATTTATATTACCTGCCTACTGCGGCAAGTTTGTCCAATATTTCTTGGAACCCTATATCCAGTTTCTCTCTTGGAGTATAATTTCCTCGGCGGGTTTTCTCTTCTATAGATACAGTAACCGCACCTGTTAGCAGTAACCAAGTATCTAAATCCCTATTGTCCCACCTGTAATCATCTCGCTGTTTCCCTTCATTAAGTAAGGCGTACTCAGAATACTTCTTAAAGACCTCCCTTGTGGGTACTTTGGTGAAGTCTATTGCCTTATGGGGGTTACTCCAATAAGCAGGATTCATGTAAACATTCTCGTAGAAGGCGGGGTGTTCTATGAGATACCAGTCATCCTCATAATAGGTAAGGTTTTCGCCTTTCTTATCCTTCGGCCAGTCAGTAGGTATCCCTTCATCTATGATAGTATAGTAGTCTACATAGCGTTCAATGAATGGCTTGGGGATAAACTCTTCATATCCCTGCCTTCTCCTATCTGCCTTACCAAACTCATTGAGCTTTCCATCGGTGTACTTTAAGTCGTAGACTGCCTGTGCCCTTTTAGTCATACTGGTTCTTGGATTTTTAACAGTGTTGTCTTTATAATTTATAGAGCCAACGACATTGAATCTATCTATAAGGTCGAAGGTCTCTTTATACTGGTCATAGATGTCATCGAACTCCACCGATGGTACGGTAGCAGGGTCGGGCAAACTCGTTATCTGTCCTGAATTAAATATGGCTTGAGCGAATGGGTTGTATGTTTTAGTTATGGGGTCATATCCCTCAACCAGCATCCTCTCCTGTCTCTTCCCTTTAGTTCCATACTCAGTGAAAATAACATAATCATTAACTAATTCAGTCGGGAACTTGTAGCCTGTCAGGGTATTCTTTAACGTGTAGGCTTTATGCTGAATCATTGCAATACGGTATTCATCGTTCTCTGGGAGGTGCAACCATTCAGTTCTTAATAGTTTCTCTGTCACAGGATTCCTTGCATCAGGGTCAATGGCATTATACTCTATAGTTTTATCACGCCAGGCAACGTCTATCCTTAATGCAGGTTCATTCCAGTCTGCCATGTCAGATGTTGTTAATCCTGCTTCTTTTGCTTTATCGAATAATCCAAGGTTATCAAAGTAGAATACCTTTACCTCTGCACTATTGCCTGAGCCTGAGTCAATAGCTATCTGTTCACGCTCTGCCCATAGGTTGACATCTTCTGGTGCAAAGAATTTCTCAAAGGCTTCTATCTTGGCAAGGTCTATACGGTAGTTACTCTTAGGGTAATCCTCTGCAAACTTTGCCCACCTCTCTTCAATATCCTCTATATATCCTGCCCCCTCCTTGTCCTTTAGGGTATCATAGTAAGCCTCTTCTTCTGTATAATTTACTCTCAGTTTCAAGGCATCATACGACCAAGGTTTATAAAGGGGGTTGCGTTCACCATATGGAAGCGCACCCTGGTCTTTAATTAAATCCTGAGACAAAGCATAGCGATAAGCATCAAGGTTCTCAAAAGCCCATACCTTTACTTTGGGACTACTACCACCGAACTCGCTAGAGAACTGGCTTCTCTCTACCCACGTCTCAATCTGTTTATCGGGGAACTTATTGGCGATTGCATCTATCCTTGCTTCATCATCAAAGTATTCACTATTAGGGAACTCCTCAAAGAATTTAGCTCGCTTCTCTTTATCGTCCTCAATATATAGTTCTGGCTTCTCTTTATCTCCAAGAGATTTCCAGTATTCTCTCTCTGCTCTGTTCTTTGCCTGTAATTCATAGTACCTGATAGGTTGCGGAGGTATAGAGGTAAATCCATACCATGTATTAAACTCATTATCTTTTGCCCTGATTAACATTGCTTCTGCACTACTGCCATTAAATTTATTAACAGCATCAAGATAATCAAAGTTGGACTGAGCTATCTCTTTGGTTGGAGGTATATATTCATCCACAGCATTATCCGGTATATCATATTGCTTAATTAACTGCTGTGCCTTATCGTAGGCAGCCTGAGTAAGTACATCTGCTTGCCCCCAGATAGCGAGTTTGGCATTATCGTCAGGGTGAGACTTGAGCCAATCGTTTCTCGGGTTTGCTTCCAGTTCAGGATTTGCCTCAAGGAACTCAGCCTGCTTTTCCTTATCAGTAATGGAGTGATATTCAACAAGTAAAGCGTACTGCCTCTGTGAGATATTGCCGAGATAGGCATTCTTAGTCCTGTCATCTTGGTCAAACTTCTTTAGTTTCTCCTCATCCCCACTTGCAACTATCGCTTCCCTATCAAGCCACATCTGGTGATACTGGACAAAGGTAGTACCCTTAGTAGGGTCAACGTTCATTGAGATAAATTTATCATTAGGGAGTATCTCAAGCTCCTCTTTGAATCTGGCAGCCTCCACCATTGCCTTGATATAAGGAGGGAATCCCTTACTTACAGTCAATGTCTCAGGGTCTACACCTTTGAACTGTGAAGCGGTGTCAGCCCAGAAGTCCTTTACATCATAAGGAGGGTCGTACATTCCATAGGGCAGGTTCTCAGAATACTTTGGTAGACCGAGTTTGGTGAAGTTTTCATTCCAATCGCCTGTATAGGTCTGAACACCTGCACCCAAGATAGCCGGTAAAGCTACTAGCGGTGCTATGTCAGGGTCGTCCGTATATGCCTCATATAAATCCCAGATAGCAAACGGGGCTATCCTTTCTACCCACTGCTTCTTATTCTTGACATCTACCTCTTCCCCAACAAAGTTCTTGCCTCTCCAGAAGTCAAGTAGAATAGTTGCCAAAGGAGCAGCCTTCCCCCTAAGAAAGTTCTGTACTAAGTTAAGTGGGTCTGGCTCATACTCCGCACCAGTAACACTCGATACTCCTGTCCCCGTTACTGCTCTGGAAAAGAATACGAGTAATTGTCTGTACCCACCCCAGGGGTCTATCCTTGTATTACCGATTCTGATAGACATATACTCGGCGTTCTCAGGGTCTTTCTCTACTTCCCACCAGCCCATCATAGCACCGAGAAGAACTAACCCACCAAATGTAGAAATAAAGGTTGATACATTCTTCCAAGCCTCTTTCCTTACTCTCGGATTCGCATTTCTCAAATCCTTAATAGATAATATCCTGCCCAGTGTAGCTCTTGGAGCAAAGAACAAGGCACTTAATTCTGGCGCTGCTACTGAGAACTTTCCAAGCGAACCTCTGGCAGAGAAATTAGCAAGGCTCTTTGAGAAATCAATCATCTCTTGTACTACATCAAACGACTCACCTGGCTTAAACTTCTTTTGTCCGGTAGCATACTGCTCGGAGATTTTCAGCATGGCCTTATAATAGGACTTAAATATCAACCAGTTATGAACATTAGTACCAGTCTCAAAAGACCTTGCCGAAAGTTTTACCCAGGGTAGTTTAGCTGTCAACTTGGGAATAGGACGGTCTACACCCTTAGTAAAACCAAATTCCTCAGTGCCTCTATACTGTGCTGTACCCTTTGGAAGTATTAGAGGTCGCAAGAAATCCCCGCCCGCTTCCGCAGCCACTTCATAAATCTGATATAGTGGGTCTTTTGTTATTCTATACCATGAAGCCTCGGCAGACTTCTGACTCCATAATGCCCTCCATGCCTCTATGTTTGCCTGAATAAATGTTATTGGATGACTGGCTATAAGTGGTGCTTGCTGTCTCCAGAATGAAAAGTCAAATGATGCTTTGTTAGCTCTCAGGAAGTTTCCAATGTCAATAGGGCTCATGCCTATATCTTTCAAGGCACGGACAATACTCTCCATTGCAGGTCTAGGCAATAGGGGCAACTGCTTAAACGCCTCTTCAATAGGTGCTTCAAACTTTGCTGGAGGTGTCGGCTTTGTAGCCAAGTCAAGTCTTAACTCTAATGTTTCCTGTGCTATCTGCTCTGGAGTCTTCGGTTCTGTAACCCCTTTTAGTGTAGGAACTACATCCCCCAATCGTGCTTGTCCACTTGGTATTCCTGATAATCCTCTCAGATACTCCGCAGTTGCTTGGTCAACAGGTATCGGGTCACGGCCTGTCTCATGGAATATTCCTTCTACCACATCTTCGAGAGGTTCTTGCTGAGTGGATATTTTGTCGAGAGCCTTCATTACTATAGGCTGGTCTCCAAATACACGCTGTAG